TCAAGGAAGATGATATTGAAAGACATACCTCGAACAGCAGATGCTGATGTAGATGCTGCTATGATCTTGGAACCGTTTTCAAGTTCCATCGATCCTTTGTTCCAAGCAACGATGCCCTGCTGCATCCAACTCGGCAAGTTTTCATATGCCAGTTGTAGTCTTCCGAGTAAATCTCTAGCAGTTGCTGCTTTGTTTGCGAGGATCCCAATATTGACGTTATCGTTAAAAATTGCGTAATGGAGTAAGTAAGATACTACAGTTGTAGACTTACCAGTCTGACGAGGCATTTTACAGATATTAAATCTGTGCTTATGGAAGTTTGAAATCAACTTCTCCTGAAAAGGATACATTTCAAAGTTGACCAAACCCTCGTCTACGTTGACGATTTTTATATGTTCGTGCGTAAAATAAACTGGATCGTCTTTGCACTTTAGGAACTCTGCTATATGTTCCTTAGTGAATTCTTGTTGAGTATTAGCTTTCTTTAGATTCGGATTACCAAGATAAATATCACTTTTTGTTACCATAATTTATTTTCCTGCCCATGGAGGTAATGCTTTTGAATCTGGAGGTAAACCATTGTCCTTCCTCCATTTATCTATTGCATCCTTATGTGCATTTTTTGAATGACCCCATGAAGTTTCTTTCTTCTTTGCACCTTGGAAACCTGGTAGTCTCATCTGACCAGGAGATTCTTTCCTTTTCTTGGCCATATTAAATATTGTGCTACCAAATTTTACTATATTAGCAGCTCCTTCTAATCCTTTATCCAATAGCCATAAACCACCACCCTGCTTTGCAGCATAAGCATCTTCGGCTAACTCAGATCTCCAATTAGATTTTATATTTTCCTTGAAAGTACTAGTTCCATATGCACCTCCTAAATCACCAACTGCTTTACGGTTAGCAACCAAACCTTGAGCAACATTACCAGCAGCATCTTTGGTCTTATCTAAACGTTTCTTAATATTTTGTGTCCTTTTTTTATCGAGTTTACTAATAGCTTTTAATTTTCTTTCACCTCTTTTAGTTCTCTTATCATCAGGACCATCAGGTTGACCTACCCTAGGATTCTGTTTCTGTGTAATTGGACCACCTTTTTCTCTTGTAATAACAGTTGACTTTTTATCAGTCTTTACTATAGCACTATTTGTGGATTGAGGTAATTGTTTTTTCTTTTTACTAGCAGGTAGATCACCCTTTTCATAACCTGTTGTCTTTGCTGTAGTTGTTATTGTTTTTCCTGGTGTTCTTCTTGCTGGATCATCTTTTCTAAGAACACCTTCAAAATCTTCTTTACATGCTGACCTTTTATTCTTTAGTTTTTCTAAAGCAGCATCTAAAGTCTTCTTTTTCTTTATATTAGATGGCTTGTTTCTACGAGAAACTTCCTCAGCCTTTAGACCAGGAGTTTGACCAATAGCCTTACAGCACCTATCAAAGATACCTTGATCCTTTAATTTACCTTTGTTTTTCTGAAGAATATCCAAGAGACGAAATCTCTTATCCTCAGATAGAGTTGTGTAAGTCATAATATTATTTAGTCTTACCCATCTGCTTTATCATCTTCTGAAGATCAGCAGTACTACCAACAAATAATGAGTTATTAGTAACCTGTTTTGGTCCTTTATCCTCATCTAAATCCTTCATCTTCTTTTGAAGATCTGCTAACTTATCAGTAACATCTCCTACATGCTTTATAAGTTGACCAGCAACTTCATACGCTCTAGGATGTTGAGAATCCTGTGCTACATCTAAGATTCCGTTTACTGCTTCCTGTCCTTTCTCTACAAGAGTGTAAAGTTGTGCTCTACTATACTCATAGTCTTGTTGTATTTGGTCTGGTTTTTCAGCAGGTTTCATTCTTTTAGGTTTTACCCTTTGCTGAATTTCTGCTTTCACATTCAGTGCTTTATCAATAGCATCATAATTTTCCATTAGGTTACATCCACATCAGTTCCACTTACAGTACTATATTGCTTACCATCATTTCCAAAGAAAGATCTAGTCTCACTAAATCCAAAATCATCACCCATCTCAATTGCTGCATTATCTACAGCATCTACTTGAGATATCTTTTCACCAGTAAAGTGTTCAGTTATAGTAGATCCAAACTGACCTCTATTTACTAAAATGTTAGTTCCATCAATTTCTTTGATATACATAACTTCTTTGTTTATCTCAATATAAGTCTTAGTATTGAGAGATGCTGCAGAACTAACTCTAACAAGAGTCTTCTTCTTATCTAAAGCAGCAGTTATAGTTGTAGCAGTATCATCATTATAATCTTTAGTTGCTTGTGGTGTAGCAACATATCTTTGTGCTCTTGGTGCTCTGATATTTGTAGAGTAATCGACTTGAACCTTCTTGATAACTCCAGCCTCGTCTGTAGGTACTTCCTGATAGAAATAAGTCTTAGCAACAAAATCTAAATCATATTGTATAAATCTTCTAGTTGAAAAATCTCCTTCATACTCATCAACAAATGCTACATTCTTCAAAGTAAAAGGTACATCTCTTTTCTCATCAGCACCTTCAAGCATATTGATTGTTACTTGATAAGATGGTTGAAAGAAAGGTAATATTTGCTCAATAATTTGTAAAGCATCATCTTGTAATTTACATGCAAAACTAAGTCTAAATCCTATGTCATAAGGCACAGGCATAAACATCTTCTTAACTTTTGTTTTTGCTGTAGGTGTAGTAAAGAAAAACTTTTGAATAGGTGAAGCTTTTCTTGTTGGATCGTATGTATATGAACTTAACTCGAACGATATTCTAGGTAATGTTATAGCAACATTATCATCAAAATTTGATTGTTGTTCTATACGTGCCAAGAACCTTTGCATAGGACCATATGCAATAGGAACTTTTACTGTACTTATAGACTTTCCGTCACTAGCAAATTTTTTAATTGATACATTGTTAAACAGTGTACCAAAGGCAATCACCGTTTTTCGTACAGTCTCATTATAAAAGAAGTTGCCTAACATTATACTTCACCAAATGGGTTGATCTCTGTAAAGTCTAAGATTGAACTATCAGAGTAAGTTTGAATTTCGTCACCAGAATTAACTACGTCGTCATCGTCGTAGTTGATGTTATTTAGAACGTATGTAGTACCGCTTCCATTGTAAACCGTTTCACCAACAGCAAAGTTGTCAGAAAGATTACGTGCAAGCAATACACCAGTAGGAGCATCCCACTTAGTAACAAATGCAGTTGAAAGACTTGATTCTCCAGTAATCATCTCACCATATAAGAATGTTCCAGATCCAATCGTTGATCCAGCACCAATAGTAATTGTAGGAGTAACAGTATATCCATAACCAGAATTAGTAACCTCAATTCTACTAACCTTCTTAGTAGTAGAGTTATAGTATGCTGTACCAATAGCAGTTACACCACCAGCAGGTGCTGGAGTAAATGTAACAGTAGGTGCTGCAGAGTATTGAGTACCAAAATTCGTTATAGTAACTATACCAACAGATCCACTAGTTGCTATTCCAGCAACTGCAGATGCACCAGTTCCTTTACCATCTTCAGGTATAAACTGAACAGATGGTGTAGTTGTATATCCGTAACCTGGATCAGTTATCTTGATATAATCAACCATCAATGATGAAAAATTGCTAGTACCAGTAGTACTTGTTATTGCAACTGCAGTAGCAGTTCTACCAGCACCTATTGGTGGAGCAATCTGAACTGTTGGTGCATTTGTATAACCACTACCACCACTTATAAGATCTAACTTATGAATAGCACCACCTACTAAAGCAGTAAAGGCTGTAGCAGTAATTCCAGCACCAACTAATGTCATGGTTACATTGTAACCAGCAGTTTCAAAGTCATCATCTACCTCACCAACACCAGTATTGATAACCTCATCCTGATACTCGAAAGGTTCTAGAGTTAATTGATATGTGTAATTCTTTTGTAATTGGTAAAAGTTATGAACATCGTCTACATACTTAATTTCAAATAATATATCTCTTAGTGGAAAATATAATAAATCTCCTTCTAATGGTCTTGTAGGATCTTTAGATAACCCAGTTACACCAGATAATAATGGTGTAATATAATGCTGATACTTCTCTTGAGATATAACAACCTTCATCTCTGCAGTCGATCTAACACCAAATTTGGTAAGTAAGTTATATCCAGAATCAAATCCTTCATAGGATTCAATATATCCTTCTATTGGAAATGATCTATCAAACTTAGATGATGTAACTTCACGTAAGACAGTCTTAGTATTCACAAAGATACGTGGCATATAGATAAACTCTATGCCATGTATTTGTATAGACTCATTTACCAGATCTTGTAAAAGACTCTGTTCAGTCTTACTGCCTTGTAGAAAGAAAGGATTTAATGCCATTAGCCAATCATATCCAATACGGGCATTTCATATTCAGTTGACATCTTATCATCTAATACTTGCAGTTCTGCCATACCATCTTCATACATTTGTCTTCCATTCAACTCAATACCACCAGGAAGTTTCATTCCCTGATACTTCATCATATTTGCACCCCACTGCTTTTTCAATAAAGCAGTAAAGTATTTCTTCAAGTATGGATCGTTATAAACTTTTGTGAAATCATTTGGGTTCAATGATCTATAACATTCAATAATTAGATAATCATCTTCTTGCATAGAAGCAACATCTGTATCAATATATAATCTATTCTGTCTTCTATTAAATCTTATTTGTTTATCTGGATGTAATATGAAATCTATATCTTCTAGATATCTCTTAACATTGACATAACTCAAAAGTTCAAATGAACTGAAATAATACACATCATTCAAGAATAACTGATAGTTGATATTGAACATATTAGTACTAATAGTTCTATTATCAAGTTTCCAAACCTTTTCAATACCTATTACAGCATCAGGTATTTGAATAAAATTTTGATTCTCTTCAAATGAAAAAGTAGTTGAACCTATACCAGTTATAGTCGCATTAGCACTTGTAGTAGTAATACCAGTTGTCTTATCAGCACCTCTTGCTTCAATAGAATCAAGCCAATTTTGAGTTATCTTATGCTTCAAATACATTTTTTCGACACCATCCATGTGTCGATCTTGAAATCTCTGAATAGCATCATCCATCAGATCTTCCATCTGTTCATCAGCAACATTAATCTCCAAGACAGGAAAACCAAGTTGCCTCTTTCCGTAATCAACTAATCCTTGTCTAGAAGCAGGCTGAGCCATATCTACTCACTTTTTTATGTATTTATGAACGTCTTATACAGACATCTACTTCATCACCAACATCGAGTCCAGAAGCATCAGTAAAGGTAACAGCAGGATCACCAATAGAATAATCTACTGTAGGTGTCTGTTGAACACCATTAATGAACACTTGCATATTAGATTCTGTAATAGATGTAGCAGTTGGTGTAAAACTTACTTGCTGATCTGTTGCAGTAAAAGCATCTTCAGCATCATCAGAAACAATTTCTACATTATCACCTTCAGCACATGGAGCTACAAATGTTACAGGAGCAGCAACACCATAATCTGTGCCATTCCTCATCTTCACACCATTCACATATACCCTAAAGTATTTCTGAGCAGCACTACTACCTGTTAGAGTAAAAAGTGTTTGTCCTTCTGTTGCAGTGAAATACTCTTCATCAATAGTATGATTATAATAAACTACAGTTCTAACTTCATCTCCAAGAGTAGCAGCACTATGAAGAGTTATTGTTGAGTTTGACGATGCAGTAAAATCTTTTGTTGCATTACCAGCACCAGAAGGTCTTTGTTTGATACCATTAATGAATACCTGAACACTTCTGGTTGTAGTACCATCATTATGTGGATGTACTGTAGTAAATGCAGTCTGACCTTGAGTTGCAGTTGTTACACCAGCAGATATAGTTGTAGCAGTACCTGTAGCACCACCACTACCTGATAGAGTCTTGAAACTTAGAGTTCCCGAACCATCCGTGACAAGGGCTTGATCTTCACTCCCGTCACTTGACGGGAACCTAAGTCCAGATATGGTTGATATACCAGTTGAATATACATTTCCATGTATTGCATTACCAGTGAACGTAGCAATACCAACACTTTTTATATTATCAAGTTCACTATGTCCCGTTACTTCCACCCCGATGACAGAAGTATTAAATCGCTTTGTATTATTATAATAAAGATCTACTGATGTAGGTGTAAATGTACCATATATCTTTGATTCGTCTGTATTAGAAAATCTAAGATTATTAGATCTAACCTTTAGATTACCAGTTCCTGTATCATCTATAAACGAATGACTTCCCGAATGATATACGGAAAGGTCGGATCCCGTCCCGAAAACCGCCCTTGCATTGTCTCCAAATTCTAGCCGATTTTGACTCTTATCCCAAACAACATTATAATCATCCCCAGTAAAAGTTGCATCTGCTGTAAATGATACATTAGAAGTTATTGTATTTACTTGTAGG